TGTATACTATCCCTATTGGATCAAAATAGGATACAGAGTAATGGATACATTGTGGTTAGATCAGAAGTTTGCCTCATTAGTTGGCTCACAGCTGGAACAATTCAAAGTAATTAAGAATAGACCATACAATGCTAAGTTCAGATGCAATGTGTGTGGTGATTCACAAACCAATAAGTTTAAGACACGTGGACACTTTTATGAGCATTCTGGTAGGATTAATGTTAAGTGCTTTAATTGTGGTTATAGTACTTCACTAAGTAAGTTCATTAAGACATATAGTCCTTTACTTTATACAGAATATAGATTAGAATACTTGAAGGAATCGGGTCAAGCCGAGCAGCCTGAAAAGTTCGTATCTGCTATCGAAAAATATGCTAGCAGAAGAATCGATCATTTCGATCCATTCAAAGAAATACGTAAAATATCGCAATTAAAGCCGGAACATCCAGCAAAAAAGTATATCGTTGATCGATGCATTCCTGCAAAGACTCATTTTCGAATTTACTATTCAGATACATACTATGCTTGGGTAAATACAATACTGCCTGGGAAGTTCAATGACAAAGCACTTGCATTGGATGAACCTCGTATCGTATTTCCATTTGTCGATGCTAAAGGATATGTCTTTGGGTTTACAGGCAGATCGATTAGCAAGACATCTACACTAAGATACTCTACAATCATACTTGATGAAACAAAAGACAAGATATTTGGACTAGACTCTATCGACAGAAACAAACCCGTGTATGTCGTTGAAGGTCCAATCGATAGTCTTTTTATTGATAATGGTGTGGCAATGGCGGGCTCGGATGTAAATCTTGGCAACGTTGCTGATAGAGATAAAATTATAGTAATATACGATAATGAACCGCGAAACAAAGAGATTGTTAAAAAGATTGGTAGAGCTATCGACCAGAACTACAAAGTTTGTATCTGGCCAGATTTCATCGAATACAAAGATATAAATGATATGGTTGTTAAGCAAGGTCTGTCAGGCCCTGCTGTTCAATCTATTATCGATAGTAATACTTTTGAAGGATTGGCAGCTAAGATGCGGTTACAGCAATGGAGTAAAGTATGAGTGAAGAAACTAAATCATGGACAGTCTCCTTACAAGTGAATCCATACTTTGATGACTTTTACATTGAGTTTCCAGAAGAGATGCTGCCTGATTTGGTTGAGCTTGGTTGGAAGGTTGGTGATGATCTTCAATGGATAGACAATCAAGATGGTTCGTTTACAGTAAAGAAAAAAGAACAAGAATAATAAAAAGAGGTATAATTATATGAGCACGATTTATAAAGACGCTAAGAAGTTGTTGTCGGATGCCAAGTTTTACGAAGGATATGCAAGATACGTAGAAGACCAAGGTAGATATGAAACTTGGAACGAAGCTGTTGATCGTGTAATTAAAATGCACATTGGCTTTTATGCAGACAAGATGTCATCCAAGCTAATGGGATATATTGACGAAGCAACCAAGGCTTACAAGCAGAAGTTGGTATTGGGTGCTCAGCGTTCATTACAGTTTGGTGGTGATCAGTTATTGAAACACCAAATGCGTATGTACAATTGTACCTCTTCATACGCAGATCGTCCTGCATTCTTTGGTGAAGTTTTCTATATTCTTCTTTGTGGAGCTGGTGCAGGTTTTTCTGTACAGCAACACCACATCGATCGCCTTCCTAAGATTGGACCACGCACCAAGCAACCAAAGACACACGTTGTAGAGGATTCTATTGAAGGATGGGCTACTTCACTTGACGTTCTTCTTTCGTCGTTCTTTACAGAAAATGCTAAGTATCCAGAATACTCTGGTCGCAAGGTTTACTTTGATCTTTCACAAGTTCGTCCAAAGGGCTCAAAGATCTCTGGTGGATTCAAAGCTCCTGGTCCAGATCCTCTTCGTCGCTCACTTGATCGTATTGAGTATATTCTAACTGGTCTTACTCTTCATGAGAAGACTGCAGCTTTGAGGCCAATCCATGTCTACGATATTGTTATGCACGCTGCTGATGCTGTATTGGCTGGTGGTGTTCGCCGTTCAGCTACTATCTGTTTATTCTCTCCTAACGATAATGAGATGGCGGGAGCTAAAACTGGTAATTGGTATATTGATAATCCACAACGTGGTCGCTCTAACAATTCAGCTGTCATTGTTCGTAATGAAATAACAAGAGAACAGTTTGCTAGCTTAATGACTTCAATTAAGCAGTTTGGTGAGCCTGGATTCTTCTTCGTTGATAATAAAGATATCACAACCAATCCTTGTGTTGAAATTGGCATGTATCCTCAGATCGATGGGCAATCAGGTTGGCAAGGTTGTAATCTTACTGAAATTAATGGTGGTATGTGTGACGATGAAGAAACATTCTATCAGGCTTGTCGTGCAGGAGCCATCCTTGGTACACTACAAGCTGGCTACACAGATTTTAAATTTCTTTCATCAACTACGAAGGCAATCTTTGATCGCGAAGCACTTCTTGGTGTATCTGTCACAGGTTGGATGAACAATCCAAAGATCTTGTTCGATGCAAAGATCCTCGAAAAGGGTGCAGAGATTGTTAAGCAAACCAACAAGGAAATGGCTGAATTGCTTGGTATCAATGCCGCTGCTCGTACAACATGCGTCAAGCCTTCAGGCAATGCATCTGTATTGTTGATGACTGCTTCTGGTATTCATGCAGACCATTCACCGATGTACATTCGTAACATTCAGTTGAATAAAGAAACTGAAGTAGCAAAGTTAATTAAGCGTATTAACCCAAATATGGTTGAGGAATCTGTCTGGTCTTCTGGTAAGACAGATTATGTTATATCATTTCCTGTAGTGTCCAAGGAAGGATCCATATATAAAGATGAGCTGATTGGTATCAAGCATCTCGATCTTATTAAAAAAGCACAGGAGCATTGGGTTAATGCTGGAACAAATGTTGAAAAATGTGCTCATCCTGGTATTCGCCATAATGTCTCTAACACTGTTATTGTCGACGACTGGGATGAGATTGAAGAGTATGTATTTGCTAACCGCAATTATTTTGCTGGCATATCTTTCTTACCGATGACTGGTGATAAAGATTACAATCAGGCTCCTAATACCGAAGTGTTGAATGCAAATCAAATTGTCGAGAAGTATGGTGCAGGAGCAATCATGGCTTCTGGTATCATTGTCGAGGCTTTGAAGTGTTTTGACAATCTTTGGATGGCCTGCATGACTGCTAATGGCTTTGGTGAAGATCTTACTGCTGATAATCACATCAACACTCTAAAGAAGGATTGGGTTCGTCGCTTCAAGAAGTTTGCCACTAACTACTTTGGTGGCGATATCAAGAAGACTGAATACTGCTTCAAGGATGTATATTTGTTACATAAATGGGAAAAGATTCAACAGACGCTTGTTGATATCAAGTGGGAAGATGAGCTCAAGGAAATCAAATATATAGATGTAGATACGATTGGTTCTGCAGCTTGCGTTGGGGGTGGATGTGAACTCTTCTGATAAACAGAATAGTCCTTGTGAGACCACATGTTGCTTGGATACGAACCATTCGTATTGCGAAACTTGTGGTCGCACATCCAATCAAATACAAGATTGGCTAACATATGATCACGATACAAAAAAACAAGTGGTAAAAGAAGCTAAGACTAGAAGGAAGAAATTGAATGGACTGGGAACATCTAATTAGTGTTATTTCGGAGATTGTAAAAGACGAAGGTGCTAGAGAACAAATTTACAAACGTCTTTTGGAAGCAACTGACCATACAGAACGAGATGGTATTGAGGAAGAATGTTTAGGTTATGATGATGCTTTTGACTCTGTGTGGGAAGAGTACTTTGCCAAGGATAAGCCTGAAGAAGAGGAAGAAGAAGACTACGATTATGATGATGAATAATCAATGAGAATCGTTGGAGTAGATTACAGTCTTTCTTCCCCTTGTGTTTGTATAAGTGATAAATTTCCTGTTAAGTTTACACAATGTAAATTTTATTATTTAACCTCCATGAAAAAATTTGATACAGATGTTGACAACATTCATGGAGATTTACATAATGATTATCTATCCAACGAACAAAGATACTACCAAATTACACAATGGGTGTTGTCTTTGTTAACAAAAGATGATATTATATACATTGAAGGTTATTCTATGGGTTCCACAGGTATGGTTTTCAATATTGCAGAAAATGCTGGATTGTTAAAACACTACCTGTGGAAACACAAATATAATTTTAAAACAGTTCCTCCTACCGTAATTAAAAAATTTGCTACAGGTAAAGGAAACGCCAATAAGCAATCTTTGCAAGATAGTTTTGAACATGAAACTAAATACGATATCAAGAAGAAGCTCAACATGACTGAAAAGCAATGGAACCCTTCTTCTGATATTATTGATAGTTACTTTATTTGTAAATATGGTTATGAACAGGAGATGAAAAATGTGGAAGAAAATTAAACAGTGGTTAGGTGGAAGTCCAGCTGTAAACGATCAGATTACTGATACAGCAACTGCTCCTATTGCTACACCAACAGTAGGAACCCCTATCGTGTCGAAACAAATTAAACCTACCAGTGCCAAAGCAGCTAAGCCTGTTAAGCCTGTATCCCCTTCTAAAGTATCCGCCGTCAAGCAAGTTTCACCAGCTAAACCTGTAACAGCAAGCAAGACAAAGGCAAAAGGTGTCAAGAAGAGTTAATATCAAAGTAGCGCAGGATGGTAACCTTCCTATTATTATAGGTGACTGTCCTGCATGCCATAATGGTGAAAATACAATGGTGTTGGTTGATTATACACCCAATCGTAACCCAGATAATGGTGTACTTAAATTAAGATGTTTGGTATGCTCAAACATACACGTAACAAAAATATGTGAAGTAACAGAAGAGTGAGAATGACAAATGGCTGGTAAAGCAAAAAGAGCAAAATACACTTCTAAGGGTCAACGCAACAGTGTCTCTAATGATACGGTCAGGGCATTGCGTCAAAGCAAGTCCCCTCTTGATAAGATTCTTAATAAGTTGAATGTTTGGGCAAAAGGTAAGAAGGTAATGGTTACCATTCCTAACCCAAATAAGAATGAGACTAATAAGCGTTTCATTCGCGTAGAAGGTACACATTCTGGTGCCTTTGGACCATGGAAGAGACCAGAAAAGGATTCTGGAATAAGGATGACGTCTAATGATTGAGGTTTACGGAAAACCTAACTGCGTATGGTGTGATGCTGCAAAAAAACTACTCGACGAGAGAAGTGTTAGTTATAAGTATTACTCCTTGGGTGAAGATTACGATCTTAACTTTATCGTAGAAAATTTCCCAGGTGTTAAGACAGTTCCTATTGTCGTAGCATTGGGGTTTAGAATTGGTGGTTTTGAAGAGTTGAAAATGTATTTGGAGGAGACTTCCGGTGGACATGCAGACAGTATCTAAAACAAATATTATTAATATGCTACACAACGGCATTATTAATATTAAATTTACCAAGACTGATGGGTCAGAACGTACAATGAAATGCACGTTGATTGACTCAATTGTCAAGCCTTATGAGAAAAAGACTGACAAAGAAAAGACTATCAATGAAAATATTCTTTCAGTTTGGGATATTGAAAAAGATGCTTGGCGTTCATTTCGCCTAGACTCAGTGTTAGAGATTTATAAATAAGACCAGTATCATATTAATACTGGGTAACATTCTATGTCTGACTCAATAACGATGCCGGTAATGACAAAACTAATTGCCGGTCTCGGGGGATTAATTGGTGGGACTGCGTTTATGGCTTTCTATAGACCTTGCAATGTGTGGGATGCAGCAATAAGATCTGGTCTTAGTGTTACATCCGCCATTGTGGGAGTTGGGCCCATAATAGAGTATTTTAATATAGCCCCCACATCCGACAACGTAATGGCTATCGCAGCAGCGATAGGATTCTGTTCGTGGAGTATTTTATCACTCACCGCTAGATTCTTGATGAATGTTCAAGATGAAAAAGTCAATATAAAACTACCGTCTATATTAGAACGTAAAGAATGATCTAAAATTTATTTGTGAATGGTTATATTATGGAAAAGAATGAATTGAATAAAAATGCTCGGGGAGGTTCCGAGTTAATGCAAGAACGCTTGTACAAATCAATCCCTTCAGAGCTTCTTGACAAATTTCAAATTATTTTATCTCGAGTAAGAGATATCAATCCAGATAAGAAAAAGATCCTTTGGTTGCATGACCACCATGAGGATCCTGAAATTCAACATCTTAAAGACCTTAGCAGCAGATCAAGGTTTGATAAGATTGTATGTGTTTCCAATTGGCAGATGTACAGCTACAATGCCTATCTTGGCCTTCCCTATGAAAATGCAATCGTTCTTAAGAATGCAATTGAGCCCATTCCAATTACAACGAAGGAATATGATGGCACAGTTAATATCATCTATCATACAACCCCTCATCGCGGACTTGGTATTCTAGTTCCTGTGTTTGAGGAGTTGTGTAAGAGGTATGACAACATCCATCTTCATGTGTATTCCAGCTTCAAGGTTTATGGCTGGGAGGAAGCTGACAAGCAATTTGAAGAGCTATTCAATCGTTGCCGTTCACATCCAAAGATTACATATCATGGTGCAGTGACCAACGAAGAAGTACGAGATGCACTTACCAAATCACACATCTATGCATATCCAAGCATTTGGCCTGAGACAAGCTGCCTCTCTGTAATAGAGGCCATGTCTGCAAAGAACCTTGTTGTATGCCCTAACTTTGCTGTCCTTCCTGAAACTTGTTCAAACTTTGCCATGATGTATCAATGGCAGGAAGATGTAAACAAGCATGCTACAATCTTTGCACAGACGTTGGACACAGCCATCCGTACGATAATTAAAAACCAAGGCAACACTGATCCATACCTAGATTTTCAAAAGCAATATTTTGATCATTTCTATGGTTGGGAAACGAGGAAAGCAGAGTGGTTAACTCTGCTTAATCAACTCGATGCTACTCCACAGGTCCAACCTGTAAACCCTAATGTGTTTGTCTACAAGACCTCTTAACCCCAATCCTTCACATCAGTTTGTTCGTTGTAACCTGCACGATATGCATCGAACTCTGGTGAGTCAGGATCCTCTATCTCGATACGTACTGTACCATTACAAACATTATAGTGTGGATTAAACTGGCGACAATAATAAGCATCTGCTGCTCCACGATCATATGGTGATCCATGTCGTTTGTCATAATCAATCTCTGTCATATTTTAAACTCCCAATAAATCTTTCAATGCTTTACCAGCATTTTCCATTCGCTTGACGAACTCGTTTGCAGTATATGCAGAAACGCTTGCAATAACGTATTTGCCCTCACCACCACTTATTTTAAATGATGTAAGCTGGAAGCCACTAGTAGAAAAGCTGGCATTGTCATCCATATGTTGGTAAGCCATACCTACCATAAACGACTTGAGATCTTCCCATGAGTCATAACGCTCTTGTGCGGAAGGATTCATGGTGTATACTGCCCGAGCAGTATTTTCAAAAGAAAAATCATCGAACTTCATATCAAACTCCAATCTTATTTCGTACCAACATATTCCATTACAAACGTCTCAGACCCATCAGGGTGTTTGTGAGACCTTGAAATCACCCAACCACGTTTTTGGTGGTCTCGGACCTTTTTCGTAACGTAGGCCTTCTGGCCTGTAAACACTGTAGTCATATTAAGCTGCTTTCATTTTTGTTTGAAGTTGTTCTGCAATGATGAACTTAGCAATGTTCAATTGCTTGCGGATAAATTCATCTACATTTGGGGAAGAAATTGAAGGATTTTTCCTAGCCATCATTTCTTGACAATCTGAAAGAATGCCCATAACGACCATTTCCACACCAACTATTTTGGCAGAGATGCCGTTAATATATTGATCGCGAAT